TTACCGATTATTGTCGACGCCTCAAATCACTGGATCGATAGTTTACGATACAGTCACGAAGGGGGATATACAGGATTCTTTGAGGGATTGATATGACAGCACTCATTAATGTAGAGAAGCCAGAGCATATGTCAGGAACCAGGGGTGCCCGGGAAGACTGGGCGGTGGTTACCGGTCAGCCTCTCACCTTAAAGCCTGCGACCTTTCTACACAGGCCCTCTGGGCAGTATTACTGCCATATCGTTGGTGGTATAGCGTACCCGACGGCAACAGCCCAGGAGGTTAAGCCTGGGGCATTGATTATTATGGGCATCCAGAGTGACCCGGTAAAGTACCGTATCCTCGAAGTGATTGAGAGTGGCGACGTGTTCGATCTGATTGAAAAGCTGGTGGGTACTCGTAAAGCATATGGTTTTGGTTTAGATTCTCGGATACTGCCCAACTGGTATGGTGACCAGGATAAGTATCAGGTACTGATCATGAAAGCATCAGAGGTGCTCGAACGGATGCACGGCGTTACATCCGGTCTTTATATCCGGGATACACTCGACAGGCACGATACACGGGCCTTCCCGCTGTATGTGAGACAGATATTGAACACATTAAAGATAGCACGTTTAGATGTGGGGCAGGATAAGATCCTGACCGGTCACCTGCAAGGCCTCCAGAGGGAGGATGCAGAGCGAGGTAAGGTTGACGACTTTCCTGTTGTGGCCCTACTCGGAGGTATGATACACTCACTGCAAATTGAACAGCCCTGGCTTGAGGATGTAACTGGCCAGGGCACAGTGTTTAATATAGATTGAGAGGAGACTAATGGAAACACTTTTAACATTTTTGGCTGGTTGGATCTCCACACTCTCCGGCGTAGCGCTGGGCGGCTGGCTGGTGTATCGGACTAAGCGTGATCCCTATGACTCGATGTTTTCCCGAGAACGTCAGGGAGCGTCCTTCAATATAGACGATGATTTTGACAGGGTAGACGACTCAAACCCAGAGCTTCCAGAGGCCACAACAAAGGCGAACAACGCATTTATCAACCAGTTTGCTGAGAGGATGGCTAAGAAATGATCAAGACTATTTTATCGTCGAGAGGCGAACCGTTTAAATTAGAACGCCATGCGCAGGCAGCTGTTGAGGCCTGCCCAGGTTTTATAGTAGTTGAGGATGGTTTTGGAGGGTTTATTGGAATTAAAGAGGCACAGGACACCTCCTTCCCTGAACCTAATACCGGTGAACCCTTCAACCCTCAAGACATAACATGCCCAGGATGTGGTCAGTGCTTTCACGAGACCACCAGTTCGTTTGATTCCGACAAGGACGCCAACCCAGCCATGTTGCGGCTGAAAGAGCCCTGGCTGGGTTGGGGCTGGGATGCCCCGCCTCTGGACCCTACTATGGGCTATGGGTGCCTGGTGTGTCCGGACTGTGGATCTGCCTTGGCACCAAATGGGAGGTTTAAAACCTAATGAAAGATATTTCAGATTACACACTATCCAGCCCGCCACCAGCCGACCATCCGGAGCTTGCAGACTGGGTGTGGGATCTATTTGAAGAATCATATTCCGAGAAGGAGCGCCTTGGCCTGATGGATCGGTGGAAGTCAAACTACAAACTTCTGCGAGGGAATCACTGGGGTGAGAAGGCCCGAGGCAACCCAGATAAGATCACGATCAACCTCTTTTTCGCCAACGTGCAACGCACCGTAGCCAACATCACAGCCAAAAACCCGGTAGCGCAGGTGATAGATCTGGACGGCAATAACGACCAGGTCGATGACATGCTGACACTTAAGATGAAGAAGTGGTGGAATGAGACCGAGCAGCAGGCCAAGCTGGCCATCTCATCTCTGAACAACGAGACATACGGTATCACGGTAGAGAAGGCAGTGTGGGACTCCAAGAAGAAACGCTTCATACCTGTGATTCTGGACCCATATTCTTACTTCCCGGCTCCAGGCTACTATGAGGACCAGGGAGATATTCCGTATGAGATCCATGCGTTCTCCGTCCCCGTCTATCAGATAGAGAGCACTTACGGTGTCGAGGATATCTCCGCCGAGAATGTAAAGCAGATCCTGGGTCGAGAAGATAGAGAGGATGTGAGGCCTAATAACGTATTGACAGATTCGGGTGTCGGTGTTGTTTTAGATCAGACACGAAACAATATGGACCCAAGAGGGAGCCAGAGCGGCGATGCTCTGGTGATAGAGTGTTGGGTTAGAGACAACACGACGGTAGATGGTATACCCTTATACCCTGACGGTGTGAGAGTAATAACTATTTGCAATCGCAATGTACTCCTGAATGATATGCCCAACCCAAACCTCAATCTTGAGCTGGATGAAGATATAGTCAGAAAATCCTTTGCCTGGGGGCGACGACCATTTTATAAGGCTAACTCGTATGAGGATACTACATCTAATTGGGGCTTCTCCGCTGGAGAGCAGACTGGGGACCTTAACAAAAAGATCAACGAGATTGTATCTCGGATAGCATCTTACTGCAATAGAGCACTATTCCCTACATTGATTGTCGAAAAAGGTGCAGGCATTACGAAACAGATGATCAACAACAAGCCAGGATTGGTGTTGATGCCTACCCGGCCTAATGCCAGAATTGAATATCTGGCTGTACCAAACCTCCCGAGCAATTTCTTCCAGACTTTGGATCTCTTGATCAGCTTCCACGATCGTGTGTACCAGATAGAGGATGCAGATCGTGGTGTCGGACCTGCTGGAGTTACGGCCGCATCTGCCATTGTTAGCTTGCAAGAGCGAAACGCTGTCCTGATCAGACATAAGATCCGAGCGACGGAGTTCCTTTGCAGGATGCGGGGACGTTGGAATATATCTTTCATCCAGAATTTCAGCGTTAAGCCTGAAAGAATTACGATGCCTGACGCCTCAATACGAGAGTTCTCCGGTATTGACCTTGCTGGCCGACAGTTTAATTATATCGTTGAGAGCGACAGCACAGTGGCCAGGACCAGTGCACAGGATCAGGAGCAGGCCGTGAGCCTCTTTAAGATCAACGCCATTGACCGGACGGCCCTGCTCGATGAGCTGAATTATAAGAACAGGAAGCAGATTATTGAACGCATGGGTGAGACACAGCTCGATGAGGCTCTTAACGTCCTTGAGCAGGCGGGCCTTGACCACGAGCAGGCCTTACAGCTTCGACAGTTCCTTATGGAGCCACAGAACGGCCCAGAGGCTCAGCCGGGCGCAGCAGGCCCACAGCCAACACCACAACCCGGGACGCCCCGGGCACAGCAAGGAGGTGTTTAGTTGAAAAAGAACGTTTACACAGTACAGCAGCTTCGAGAGAGTGGTAAGAGTGCTTTAGAGAAGGTGCGAGCTAAGCGGGCTGAGGAAAAACCGAGGGTAAATGCGCCAGAGACAGCTGTTAAAGTTAAGAGGCCTGAGAGTGCTGTAAACGCTGTGAATGCAGAGAGGTTACGTAGAAATGCCACTTTATGATTTCCATTGTGACCATTGTGATGTAAGATTCGAGAAGGCGTTACCTTTGAAAGACTGGGACGCTGTGCAGCTTTGCCCACATTGTGGCGAAGAGACTTTAAAATTGATGACCCTTGGCGGAATACAGGATGAACACCCGGTTTGGCTGGACAACTCCATCAGGAGCCAGATCCAAGATCCGAGTGAGCGCCCGATTCAGACAAGGACAGAATATAATCGATACTTGAAGGAGAACGGTATTGTTCCTACGAACTAACCACCCTTCGCACTACAAACCAGGGACACCCGGCAACGGCCCCATAGAGGAGAAGAGTTATGGCAACAGATAGAGTTTTGGTTGGAGATGATATGCCAGCAGAGGCCCCCGTAGAAGAAGAGGTTCAAGAAGCCCCGGTAGAAGAAGAGGCTCAAGAAGCTCCGGTAGAAGAGGCGGCCCTCCTTGGTGGCAAGTTTAAAAGCGTCGCAGATCTGGAGAAGTCTTACTCTGAGCTTTCCAGTAAGTTGGGAGAGCAAGGCAACCGCCTGGGGAAGGCGGAAGAGGAAAGGTCTTTACTGTTGAGACAGCTCGATTCGTTGCAGGCACAGAGCCAAGTAGCCCCCAAAGATGAGGACAAGGCCGCTGGATTTGAAGAGCAACTCGGACAGATAGCTCAGCAGGTAGAGGATGGAGATCTTTCCATTGGAGAAGGCATGCGCCAAACGGCTAAGGTCTCAGCACTTATCGCTCAGAATGAAACTGTAAAAGGTATCAGGCAGGAGCAAGAGCAGTCGGCCTTTAATCAATCCAAACAGAACTTTGCAGACGCCAACCCTGACTTCTTTGAGATGCAGCAGGCGGGCGTCTTAGAGGCAGCGAAGGGAAAGCTTCCAGGTTTTCATGATGACGTATCCGCCTTTTATGCATTGAAGGCAGAGCAGGCACTGTCGTCGGTTGAGGCGGCCAGAGCGGAAGGCGTTGCCCTCGGCAAGGCTGAGATGGCCAAGATAGCTGGTGGTGACTCGAACACACAGAAGGTCCTCCAGGGTGGGGGCAATTCGGCAGAGAAGATTGGGCGCAAGCAAGGTCCTATGAAACAAAACGAAATCAGAGAGTCTGGCCTCGCAGCACTTCAACGTGCCCGGGGCGGGTGATCTAAAAATAAAGGAAACTAAAAATGGCTCTTGAAAAGAGTGAGATTCAGGCAATTACGAATGACTATTGTGATAAGAAGTCTACGGACATCTTTGCGGTTGATAACGTGCTTCTTTACATGCTGATGTCAGGTGGTAAGTTCCAGGACAGTCTGGTCACAGCAGGTGAGCTTGTGGATGGTGGCGAAAAGATCCGGGTGATCTTCGAGCACGCCCGCACAAACACCGGATCTTATGGTAACACCACCAAGATTCCTCAGTCTAAGGTTGAGATCCTTAACGCAGCCCGGTTCCGTTGGGCAGGTGCATATGCCGCCAACGCCATTGATCTTAATGATCAAGTGCAGAATACCGGCGACGCGGCCCTTGTTGATATGGTACAGGCTAAAATCAACAACATCCAGAAAACCATCCGGGATACCATGGGTGGTCAGGTCTATATTGCGGCCGCAGACGATAATTGCATCCTCGGCCTTGGGGATCTGTTCGAGACCACTGCAGCCACACCTTATGGTAGCGTTGCCTCAGCCGACATCCCTAAATGGAGCGCCAACCAGAACGCTACGGGTGGTGCGATCACCTATAAGATTTTTCAGGGGATTAGGCGGACCGCATCCGTTGGTCAGTCCAAGGACAAGAAACCGAACCTCTACATCACCACGGATGTTCTGAAGGACGGCTTTGAGCGTACCCTACAGGCCAATGTTCGCTTTAGGAATGAGAAGCTTGTCAATGTAGGCTTTGACAATGTCCTGTTCGGCGGAGCACCTGTTGTGGCAGACGACCGCCAGGCTGATGGTATTATTGATGCCCTGAACCTGAACTACCTCATGCTGAAAACCCATAGCAAGTACCAGTTCACCAAACCAGAGTGGGAATACTCCAAGGATCAGCCTGATACCCTCGTAGCGAACACCCGCTGGATTGGTCAGCTAGTGACATCTCATCGTGCCGCCCACGCCAGATTCACCGGTTTGGATGAGCCTGCATAAATAATACGGGGGGAGTAATCCCCCCTTAAAAGGAGAAATAAAATGGATCAAGATATTAGACTTCAGCATTCGACAGCATTCGCCTCTGGTGCGGTGAGCACTTATTTGGAGGTACCATACCGCTGCACTCTTCGAAATGTGGTTGGTATCGTCCAAGCCGACCCTGGCGACGCTGAAACGATTACGATATTCGGTGGTGGGACTGTCGAATCTGGTGCAGCAGGAGCCACTACCACTTTAGGTGTCCTTACTTTTGGTAGTGATATTGCCCCTGGTGCGAAAGGTACTTGGGCTCCAGATAGTACCAACGGTAGTATGACTCTCTTGGCAGGTTCGATGTTGAAGATTACGACATCGGCCGCAGCTGCAGCCGCAGTCCACCTTGATGTCGAGCTGGACCCCTACGCCAGGAAATAAGATTGATAAAATAAGTTTGTTAGGTTAGAATACAAGTAAGCCCGGGGCTAACTCCCCGGGCCTTTAAAGGACGCCATGAACATAGAATCGCTTGTAGCAGCTATCTCAGACATAATCCAGGATACGCAGTATACTGAAGAAACCATTATCAGTATGATCAACGAGGCTGTTTTTAAGGTTGCGTCTGGTGATATTCTTCCAGGGAAGTACCAACTCTCCCCACCTCTGCCCGACCTCTATACATCGGTTGATGTTATGACGGTCGAAGGTATTGGGCATCTGAGTTTGCCAGAGGACTTTAATCGTAATCTTTTTCTCGTTGTAAATAGAAACGGTGGGCCTGTAAAGATAGAGGACTCTTTCAAGAAGTTCTTGGCAAGATCTACTGATCGCTCAGCTGGCGGAGTGTTTCGCTGTGCTGTAAACGGTAAGCAACTTCACTATCAGAGTATTCCAAGCACATCCAGACCGTTAGAGATTCATTACTACTGCGCCCCAAACATTTTGGAGTATGAAGACGATGAGCCTTTATGTATTCCATCAGTTCTCCACAGGAAGCTAATTGTTGGGTATGTATGTAGAGAGATCTTTAACAGGATCGAGGATGGTATCGAAGGGCAAAAGATCAACACCAATTACTATGCCACAGAGTATGGTACTGGATTACTTGATCTTGAAAAGTTTGTAGGGATCGACGGATCTGCTGATTATTACAATGACCAAACGGATTACTGCGCATGAGACCGA